TCCCACCTGGGCACGTAGTGTCCACGGGCAGAAGGTTGCAAGCTGGACAGGTGCCCAAGTGATATCCATCGTGCTCGAGGTCAGGCTAGGCGGCCGGTAAGTCCTGAATAAATCTACGATAAATGCGACGTAGGCTTACAAATTCAATATGCGTCTGTAGTATAATGGATAATACTCTAGGCTACGAACTTAGTAATGGTGGTTCGATTCCATCCAGACGCACCAATTTTAGCCCTTGTATCCTTAGTGGTAGAGGTCCTGTTTTGTAATCAGGGTGTGGAGGTTCGATTCCTTCCTGGGGCACCAATCATGGAAGTATGGCTGAGCATGGCTTAAGGCAGCAGTCTTGAAAACTGAAGGCTCGAAAGGGTCCGTGGGTTCGAATCCTACTACTTCCGCCAATTATCTCTCTAAAGCGTTATCTGGTTGCGTACACGGTTTGGGGCCGTGTGGTCCTGGTTCGAATCCAGGTAGGGAGACCAAGTTATAGTCGATTAGCTCAGAGGTAGAGCACCACGTTGACATCGTGACTGTCACTGGTTCAATCCCAGTATCGACTACCAAGTTAAGGATAGCAACAGCAAATTAAAAAATCTTTTCTGTAAAAAAAGCCAAAAAATGCTATCCTGTTTTACAATGCCTTCGTACGCTAATTGGTAGTGCGGCTTGCCTTAGAAGCAGGTGGTTGGGGGTTCGAATCCGCCTGAAGGTACCATATGCCCCTGTACGCTAATTGGTAGTGCGGATAGACTTAAAATCTGTTGGTTGGCGGTTCGAATCTGCCCAGGGGTACCATACCGCTTTCGTTCAATGGATAGGACATGATTCTTCTAAATTCATAATGGTGGTTCGATTCCACCAAGCGGTGCCAGACAACGCCCCTTTACGCTAATTGGTAGTGCGGATTCTCTCAAAAGGAGTTGGCTGTCTGTTCGAATCAGACAAGGGGTACCAATGCTCTTATAGTTAAATGGTAGAACACTACTTTGGTAAAGTAGAAATCCAAGTTCGATTCTTGGTTTGAGCACCAAATGTAGTTGACGTAGTTGTAAAAAGACTGTATAATTAACACTTGTTAAGCAATTAACAACGTTCCTTAAAAATTTAAAATTTAATTTGACCCATTCGTCTATCGGTTAGGACACTAGGTTTTCATCCTGGCAAGAGGAGTTCGATTCTCCTATGGGTCTCCATATTAAAGCATACTAAGCAACACCCGACATACTGGGATAGTAAGATGGCATAGCCCTTAGTGTGTTCCAATATGGAGATGAAGCATCAATGGTGATGCAGTGGACTGTAAATCCGCCGCCTTCGGGCACGACTGGTTCGATCCCAGTAATCTCCACCAATTATGTTTGCTGAGTAGCTACAATGGAACACCGAGATACTTGTCAATGTCGACCATGTACAAGGACCGGCCATGAAGAGCAGGGCTACCGTGAATTCAAGCGTCACAGCAAACACCTTTTTGCACCGTTAGCTCAGTTGGTCAGAGCGCCGGCCTGTCACGTCGGAGGCCAGGGGTTCAAGTCCCCTACGGTGCGCCATTTTATCGCGGGGAGGGTCCGGTCACCAGCGAGGTCTCATAAGCCTTTGCCATCCTTGGTTCAAATCCAAGCCCCGCAACCATTTGCCAGCGAGACTTGACAGTCAGAGAGGTTTTATAAACCTTTTAGCGCCAGATTAGCGTTCTTGAGAGGGTTTGATTCCCTCCGCTGGTACCATTTTATGTATCCCTGATGTAATGGCAGCATAGCGGTCTCCAAAACCGTTCGTCGGAGTTCGAGTCTCTGGGGGTACGCCAAGTTTATTAGTAAAGGACTAAGATCCAGGTGGACTCGTAAGAGAGATCAGTCTATGCCGGAAGCGTAGAAAGATCGGTTGTTTTAAACAGCTCGACAGCTTCAGAGACATTCAGGGTTTACAGCCCAGGAGAGTGTGATGAGCAAGCAGGGTCCCATGTTAGGCGAGACAAAAGAAGCAGGGCTGTAAACTCTGGGTCGCCTTGTAAGTAACCAAAACTTCGTGGTCCTTTTCTAATAAAATTTATAGTGCGGTGGCAGAGAGGCCCAATGCAGTGGATTGCAAATCCGCAACACCGTCGGTTCGAATCCGACCCGCACTTCCAGTTGAGAAGATAAGTAAGTTCATGCCCAGGTGATGGAATTGGTATACGTGTTGGTCTTAGAAGCCAAATTTTGCGAGTTCGAGTCTCGCCCTGGGCACCATATAATGCGGGATTAGTTTAATGGTCAAACGAAACCTTGCCAAGGTTTAGTCAGGAGTTCGATTCTCCTATCCCGCTCCAAGGACTAATATGTTTAAAAAAAATAATCCAGTACTAATTGCTACTCCTAGGTCTGGATCAACTGTTGTTTGTAAATTATTGTTTAATATTGCACATTATAAATTTGGCTCTAAAGCCTATTTAAATCAGTTTTTAACCATATCACCACACTATAAAGAAACTTTTAAAAAAGAAAATAATGTAATAGTCTCTAACTATTACATTAGACAAAAAGATACGTTTTTTTCTGACTATGTAAACAGGGCTTTTCTTACAAAACGAAGACTTACATTGATGAAAGACGATGTAAAATATACAACAAAGATTTTTACATTAGATTTTGTCCCTGAAACTTACAACTTTTTTAATGAACATTTTGATTTTGTATTCATTGAACGACGAGATAAATTACAACAGTTGCTTTCGTTCTCAACTATGATGACTACAAATAAACATGAATTTAAAGACGGAGAAAATGTTGTAGAGCAGACATATTTTAGCATGGAACATGCTTTAGTTTTTATTATGCAACAAGCACATTATTTAAAAATTAAAAAACTGTCGCCAGATGCGCCCGTTATATATTACGAAGACTTTATGGAACTCGGCGGCAACACACAGGCACTTCAGACACTATTAAATCTTCCTATTGAGGATATTCCCGAAACCATTAAAGTAGATACAATACCTACACCGTACCTTAGTAATTTAGAAGATTTACTAATTAACAAAGATGAGTGGTTATTACATAAAAGTAGCATTGCTGCATTATTAGACACATTGGGTCCTTGGTGAAATGGATATCATCTCGGTCTTCGAAACCGAGGGTGGGAGTTCGATCCTCTCAGGACCCGCCAATCTCCCTGTAGTTCAATGGATAGAACGACTCTCTCCTAAAGAGTAGATGCAGGTTCGATTCCTACCAGAGAGACCAATATAACCAAAAGATGTTGACTTACAATCGTTATAAGTATATAATACATACGAGATCGTAAGCAAATAGGCAAAGCTCTCACCTTTGGGTCGAGGACGGGGCACGACAATATGTCGCCTTTGGAGGTTCGAAGCCTCCCGATCTCACCATATAAAAGCACATTTAGCATATCTATAAGCTATGCACTTGGAAAGAACACCTCCGTTGAGAAAAGTTCTAAGTGTGCTTCTATATGGAACGGTCCTATAATGGTATTAGAGCAGATTGCTAATCTGTCGCTCGGCGTAATCCGGGTTCTGAGTTCGAGTCTCAGTCGTTCCGCCATATTTTTAACAAGAGAGAATCAAATGAAACCAGGCAAGACATTTAACCTTAGTAAACAAACAAAACGTTTTATGGCAACGATCACTAACGCAGAAGATCGTAATGCGTATAAACGTGCAATGATTCAAGCAGAACTTTGCAGTAAGATTGTTGTTAAGCATGAAAAGAAGGATCGCAATAGCGGTACAGTTTATAAAACAGCAGATACACCAGAACAACCGGTGTTGGTGTACAAGTAAAAAGATTATTCCCCAGTAGCACAGCGGTAGTTGCACTTGACTGTTAATCAAGGTGTCGGTGGTTCGATCCCATCCTGGGGAGCCATAGAATAAGTAGTATATGGGGGGTGTAGCTCAGTTGGGAGAGCGTTTGCTTTGCAAGCAAGATGTCGCAGGTTCGATCCCTGTCACCTCCACCAATTTTAGGAAATGTAATATGAGTAAAGGTTCGAGACCTCGTCCGTGTAGTGTTAGTCAAGAAGAATTTGCAAATAGTTTTGATAGAATATTTAGAAAACCTGACCCACGGGCGCGGGAAGATGCAGAAGCTGAAGACGAAGCATTCAAACTAGTTGACAAAGCTAGCAAGAACAGTTATAATACTATCACAGAGACAGACAAATAAGAATACGCCGGTTTAGCTCATTTGGTAGAGCGCCGCTCTTGTAAGGCGGATGTGGTCAGTTCGAATCCGACAACCGGCACCAGATACCCCGTCTACACTTCTACGTTAAGGAAGTGCGTAATTACAGTAACGATAACTGTACGGTGCATTGGATCTACCGCAAGGCTTCTATTCGGAGCGACTTGAGAAATCACAAAGGCGGGGACGATTGCCCGTCTAAATGGAAAAAGAACGTGGACAGAGTAACCGCTCAGTCTAGGGCTCATGTGGTGTGAGTAGCTAGACACTTTATTGAAACAGATTGCATCTTGTATGGCTCGCAAAATTCGAGACTCCCAGCTGGTGTAGTATGTTTCAATAAAGTATGCGGGGTTCGTATAGTGGTAATACCTTAGCCTTCCAAGCTAAAGCGAGGAGTTCGATTCTCCTACCCCGCTCCATTTTTCGTTAACTATAAAAGGTATATTATGGCATTAGGTTTAAGTCGTGGTCCAGAAATTGACACAGATAAATGTGTTGAGTTGTCAGGCGGTAATAGATTTGATTTGGTTATCATGGCAGCAGTACGTTGCCGTGAATTGGCTAGAGAGCATCGGCAAGCCGAACGTGGATACCAACTAAATGCGCCAGTCACTGCTCTGCTTGAATTTCAAACAGGCAAGATTGGCAGAGAGTATATTAGAAAAGTAAGATAAGAATTTTGCCTGGATAGCTCAGGGGTAGAGCGTCTCCTTTACACGGAGAGGGTCCGCGGTTCGAAACCGTGTCCAGGTACCATATATTCGGAGTGTGGCGCAGTCTGGTAGCGCACCTGGTTTGGGACCAGGGGGTCCAAGGTTCGAATCCTTGTACTCCGACCAATTTTAAAAGGTAAGATGTGAGAAAAATTACATTCTTTTCAACAATGTTGGGAGTAGAAGATGCATTTCCAATCATTCCGGCTAGCGAATATAAGCCGGCTTGGGTAGCTAATGCTAGAGAATCATATCTAACACATTTGAAAGAAAATGAAAATTTAGGAAATCGTGAATTTCATTTATATAGATGTCCTGGAATTTTTGACATTATGTCCCGTGGCTGGATTGTACCGTTGCCATGGGACGTGATGATTAAAACTAATGGCGACGGAGAAGGATTTTCTTGGTCAGTTCCTGATGGAATACTGTTTAAATTATATGACGGTCCTCTAGTAAATACCCATCATGCAGACGGAATTGCAAAGTCGTTGCCTCTGAAACCGGATGCGTTGAGGTCACTAATTAAATTTCATAGTCCATGGGAGATTATTGCTCCTCCTGGAGTTAAGTTTATTATAATTCCAATCCCATATGGCGACACTTGCGAATTTGAGCAGGTAATGGGAATTTTAGATCCTTCTATTAGTTCTGAACTAAATCCACAAGGTTATTGGAAAGTATTAAGTGGATCTCACATTATTCGAGCAGGTACTCCTATGATGCAGATTATTCCATTAACTGATGAAGAATTTCAAATTGATGTAAAATTTGCCAGTAAGAAAGAAATGGATTGGGTTAAGAAGCGTGAATATTTTTACAATTTATCGTTTATATTTAAACGTACATTAATGAAAGCCCAATACATAAAACATTTTTTTAGTAAAGATTAATCAGTTTAGCCAAAATATATAGACACAGACTTGATTCTGTACTATAATAGTCGTATAGCAAGTAACATTGTTAAGAAAGTTTTAGGATCGGTACAGCAACTTCATATTACATGGACTGCTAATCTTATGTTAATCGCTGGAGCCTGTATGGGCTTTGAAGGCTATTAGCAATAGTAGGATTAGATAGAGGAGTTTCGATAAGTCTCCTCGATAAAAACAAAAAGTAGAAAACGATCCTGTTTAGTCATAGGATGACTACAGCAATTTAAACTACTAAAGTAATTGCTATAGAAGGTGGTCGAAGGACACAGTAGAAATACTGTTCTAGAAATAGACGCTGACGGAATAGCTAGACCGGCAAAGCACCGGGTATGATTTACATACAGAAAAACATGTAATAGACAACATGAATTGTTGTTAGGGTCTGGGTGCTATAATTGGCCAGACCAGAAAATAAACAAATTGGCACGATCATCCTGTTTAAAGTTTTAGAATGTTAACAGCAACTTTAAATTTCATTCATATCGAAAATAAAATACATTCTGTAAAGGTAAAATAAAATGAACGCATTTGTAAACGCAATAGCAAATCAAGAAGCCCGTACTGCCAATGGCATGAAGGCTCGTAAGTCAACAGCTTCGGCGAACGTTGACCTGTTCTACAAGATCGGCGCAAGCCGTGGTAAGAACATTGTAGGCGACTTCACTGCCGCCTACGTAGAAAACTCTGACGTTGCACTTCGCATCGCACAATGGGCACGTGATGTCCGTGGTGGTGCAGGTGAACGTCAACTGTTCCGTGACCTTTTGGTCCATCTGGAAAAGACTGACCCAGATGCCGCTTTGGCTTTGCTGAAGAAGGTACCTGAAGTAGGTCGTTGGGATGACATCTTTGTCTTCTCTACCCCTGCTCTGAAGACAGCTGCCTACACAATGTTAGGTGATGCGCTTCGAGCACAAAATGGTCTTGCTGCCAAGTGGACACCACGTAAGGGCAAGATCGCGGCTGAAGTAAGAGCATTCTTTGGAATGACTCCTAAGCAGTATCGCAAGTCATTAGTAGCAATGACTACAGTTGTTGAAACACAAATGTGTGCCAACGACTGGGATAACATCAACTTCTCACATGTTCCATCTGTGGCTGCTCGCAACTACAAGAAGGCATTTGGACGTCACACTCCTCTGTTCGCAGAGTATGTGGCCAAGTTAGTATCAGGTGACAAGACTGTCAAGGTTAACGCCAACGCAATCTTTCCACATGACGTACTCAAGGGTGTTATCAACCACTACGATATGAACTTGAGCAAGGTTGACACTGACCACGTTGTGGCACAGTGGGACGCACTGCCAAACTACGTAGGTGAAGCAAGTATTCTACCATTGGTAGACGTATCTGGTTCTATGAGCTGCCCAGCTGGTAAGAACACAGGCGTAACTTGCATGGACGTTTCGGTTAGCCTTGGCTTGTACTTGGCTGACAAGAACAAGGGTGTGTTCAAGGACACATTCCTTACATTCAGTGATAAGCCTGCACTGATTACCCTAAAGGGTAATGTAGTCCAAAAGGCTGCACAAATGGTTAAGAGTGATTGGGGAATGAGTACTAACCTACACGCCGCTTTCACTAAGATCCTCGACGTGGCTGTCAAGGGTTCTGCACCACAAAGCGATATGCCAGCAATGGTATTGATCTTGAGTGACATGCAGTTTAACCAATGTGTTAAGAATGACGACAGTGCGATGGCGATGATCGAACGCAAGTTCGAAGCAGCCGGATACACATGTCCAAAGGTTGTTTTCTGGAACCTAAACGCAAGTGATAACGTTCCAGTTAAGGCAGACAAGAGTGGTGCCGCTCTTGTTAGTGGATTTAGTCCAGCTATCATGGCTAGCTTGCTAGGCGCTGATGTGGATCAATTCACTCCAGAAGGTATCATGCTTAAGACTGTAATGGTCCCACGCTACGATATCTAACTGTTGTAAAAACGCAACACTGAACCCAGTCAGCTTAGGTTGACTGGGTTTCTTTTTGACAGTATAATAATGACATGTATAAAGTAATAGGTAAAGAAGAAACATTCAAAGTTCTTACACTAGCAGAAGCAATGAACGTTGCCAAGCACATGAATGAATTTGTAAGAATTGTTGGCCCAGATTTTGAAGTATGCGGAATTTTTGGTGTTGATGAAGTAACGGATCCTAACTATAATGGTTGGATATCAAGAAAACAAGGAGTGTAAAATGCCATGGATTGAGAATGTAGCGGCCGCTGATATCCCAATTGGGTTTCATCATGCGGCTGGAGAGAATAGTATGTTAATCAGTATCACTGATCCTGCAAGTTGGAGGCCAACTGCTAAACACGAGTTCAAGGAGCGTCATGACTTTGAGTTTCTTGACATAGAAGAAAAAGACTTTGCTCTAGATGAAGCTATGCGGTGTAGTCATGAGCAGGCCGCAGAGCTTGTTCGGTTATTGCAACATGCATTGGCTAATCGTATGAATGTTGTTGTTCATTGCTTTGCGGGTATTTGTCGTTCGGGTGCGGTCTGTGAGGTCGGCGTAGCAATGGGGTTTGATGACACTGAGCGATTCCGTGCACCAAACTTATTAGTCAAGCATCGTATGATGAAGGCATTAGGCTGGACATACGATCCAGATGAAACGCCAGTGCCACTTGCAGGCGATGAGTTTATGCGCCAGGATGGGGATATTTAATGCTAAAGTGTTATCAACTTATTGGAGTTCCAGGTTCAGGTAAAAGTACTTGGATTAAAGATCAAATTTGGGCTTTGGGTCTAACTATAGTTAGTACAGATGCATTTGTAGAAGATTATGCTGAACAACAAGGTAAGACCTACTCAGAAGTGTTTACGGACTACATGCCCACCGCAGTTAACCTAATGGCTGAACAAGTTGTGTACGCACGGGAGCATGGTCATACTGTGATTTGGGACCAAACCAGTACCACTGTTAAAAGTCGTGCTCGTAAGTTTCATATGCTTCCGGACTATTATCATATTGCTGTAGTGTTTCGTACCCCAGAGCATAAAGAGCTTATGCGTCGATTGATGAGTCGTCCGGGCAAAGAAATTCCGGATCATGTTGTTGCCAGTATGATTGCCAGTTGGGAAGAACCTACTGAGGCCGAAGGTTTTAAAGAAATTTGGTTTGTGTAATAAATCACTTGACTAATTAACGAGTCTGTGTTATAATGTTAGACTAAACAGTAAAGGACATACTATGGCAGGCAAGGCAAAATCGGTTTATTTGACTATAAACCCAAAAGGTACATTTACAACAGCATTCCACAAGGTGTTCTTTGATGCCAAAGCATACAATGAGTATGTTAAGTCAGATGAGTTCAAAGCTAAATGGCCTAAAGAAGAGTATGATATTGTAAAAGAAACTTATTAATGAAAGGAGGCAATTATGCCTAGTGTATTCTTAGTAAGCGACACGCACTTTGGACACATGGGTGTATGCCGCTTTACACGTAACGATGGTGTTACAAAATTACGACCATACGACAGTCCTGAAGAAATGGACGAAGATATGATTGCCAAGTGGAACGCTCGAGTTAAACCCACAGATAAGGTCTATCACTTAGGTGATGCGGTTATTAACCGTAAGGCATTAAAGACATTAGGTCGCTTAAACGGTGACAAGGTCTTAATCCGCGGCAACCACGACATATTCCGTGATGACGAGTATAGGGCCTACTTCCGTGAATTACGAGCCTATCATGTTATGAACGGAATGATCTTAAGCCATATTCCGTTACATTCGGATTCGATGGGTCGTTTTGGTGTTAACATTCACGGACATACTCACGCTAACCGCGTGAAAAAAGCTCGTGGGGTTGATGCTAGAACTGGAGAAGTTTTATACAGTGACGAGAACGATGTCCGCTATCATTGTGTGTGCGTGGAACAAACTGACTTTGCACCTATCTTATTTGAAGAAGTTGTTGCACGAATTGAAGAAGAAGGTGGCACTGTTGGATTCAAGAACGGTAATGGTCCCACTATGTAACTTGTGGGACCATTATAATTTATAAAGTAGATATGACATGAGTACTAACGACTTTTATCAAAAACTTATTAAGCCTATCCGAGACCCGTATATTAATGATTTAATTAATAAAGTTGATTCATCAATATACAGTCCGTACGATAAAGAGTTAAATTGGGAAGAAAGAACGACTCCAATTAATTTACTAAAAACTAAATTCTTAGAATGGTCCAAGGACTGGGTAAGTGGTCTTGATCAATTTTCTTATGTTTACATAATGAACGGCAATACCGATAGCCTTAATACTATTTTTTTAAAATCAAATAATGGCATGGCATGGCAAAAAGGTGATTATAGTTATTACAATTTTTGGCATACTATACAGAGAAAACCGTATACCGAATTAGTTAACCCGCAGCCGGTATCTAATTTAGTAGTATCGTGGCCTGG